CAATGAAAGCTGAAATTGATGAATTAAAGGTATTAGTACAACAATTAATAAATGAGGAACCAAAGCAGCCATAAGCTGTTTTTTATTTTGCATAAAATACGGCTTTGATGAGAAAAAGAGAGACATCATCTCTCTTTTTCTTTAATATAGAAGTAGAATATCCGATTTATGAAGTTTATGAAATATATGAGGTGAATATATGGAACAGTTTATTTCAATAATTATATTTTCTTTACCAGGAATTTTAGCATATTTTTGGTTACAATTATTTGGATTGAATCCAACTGTGAAACATACTCCCACTGAAATGCTGGGGCTTGTTGCGTTATTATGGGTTCCTATTACAGGATTAACGTTTGCAACATATAACTTAACTGTTTTTATATTTGCGTCACCTAAGATTTATATTACAAACCTTAATGAAATAAGTGCTTTATCTATGAATCTTTCATTTTTACTGTTTTATGTATTATTCAGTGTATTCTATAGTTTTGTAACAGCGTATGCGTGGGGAAGATACTTTAATATGGTTGTTTTAAAATTAGTGAATAAAGTGAGAGTCCAACGTAAGGTGTCAGTACTTTCAGAGGAAACCAGTGTTTGGGATGCGTTTTTTATTAGTTTAGAAAAAGAGGAAGAGCAGGCTCTAATTGTAGAAATGTATAAAATAGATAAACCTGATGAAAAAATATATGGAGCAGTAATAAGGACGTCCCGCCCTTACGAGACGGAACGATCCCTTGTTTTAGACCAATCGGAGCAATGGAAAAAATCTCATGAGTATTATCAATATCCAGTCAAACGAAGTTATGTAGACGTAAAATCTGGAATGATAGTGAATGAGTTAGACCATTTAAACCCACAAATCCCATTTAATCGCGAGGGGGAGGAGTAGGAGCCTCGAAGGTTGGTCTCTTTACGGAACTATCTGGTAATTTGATAGGTTGTCCAGATGGTTTTGAAGAACCTGACATGTTTTGCACCCCCTTCCTTGAGGGATATATTCAATATTAAATGAATTTAATAAATAATTAAATATGTTTATTTGAATGAGAGAAGCTGATTAATTTGCTTCTCTTTTTATTTTGAGGAGATGATTAGTGTGAAGCGAATAGTAGACCAAGTAATTTATGAAAAGCATGTTAGCCAAGAAAATAAAAACCTAGTCAAAGATTTTCTAATCGAAAAGAAAGCACAAGGAAAAGCGGCAAGCACTTTACAGCAATATCATTGGGACTTACGAATTATTTTGTTTCTAATACATCAACACTTCGAAAATAAAAAACTTATTGACCTAACACGTAAAGACATTCGGAATTTATCTATTATTTTTCAAGAGATGGAAATGTCTAATGCTCGTGTAAATGGGTTAATGAGTGCGTTAAGATCCACATTAGAATTTTGTGCGGATGATGACGACTATGATTATGAATTTAATGTAGGTTCACGAGTCCGCGGATTACCTAAAAATCCAGTCAGAGAAATTACTTTTATTAGTGAAGAACAAATTGAGTGGTTAATCGACGAATTGCTTAAACAAGAAAAATATATATTAGCGACTTATTTGGCACTTTCTTACTACAGTGCAGCAAGGAAGAATGAAGTTTACCAAGTTCAAAAAGAAGAACTAACAGAACGTTATTTTACGAATGTAGTACGTGGTAAGCGAGGTAAGAAATTCAGATTGTATTATAATCCCCGAGTACAGAAATGTATTCGTTTATATATAAATCAACGAGGTAAAGATACTATTCCAGATCTGTTTGTAAGAGTTTATAAGAATGGTGAACGAAGAACGTTAAATAAGAGCGTATTTAATTATTGGTGCAAGATATTTGCTAAGATGCTGTACGAAAAAGAAGGGAAGGAATTTAAAATTAATCCTCATTGTTTCCGTCATAGCAGATTAGATAATTTGAAAGTACAAGGTGTTCCACTAGAAAAATTAAAATCACTGGCTAACCATTCTGATATTTCTACAACTGAATCTTATTTGAAAGACAGAAGTGAAGAAGATATTGCTGAGATATTTGGAATGGATTCAAGTTGCTTTGCAGCATAAAAAGGAGTGAAGAAATGACAATTGAAATTGGTTTACTTATTGCAGTGTTATCACTTGCCGTTAGCTATTTGGGCTATTCATTGAATAGAACAAAGTCTGTAAAGTCTGATGGACAAGAAAGTGCAGAAATGAGAGCAGAATTAGGGTATATCAGGAAAGGAGTTGATGATATTCGGATTGATCAAAAGGCAAGTGAAAAACAAATGATTTTATTTGGAGAAAGAATTACAAGAGTAGAGGAAAGTTCTAAACAAGCACACAAACGCATTGACACTTTAGAAAAGGAGATAAATTAATTATGACAAAAGAGAATATTAAAAAACGATTCCGCAACTGGAAAACATGGGTTGCGTTTTTTTCTTTGCTTGGATTTTTGTTTACAAAGTTTGGTGTTCCAGAAGCTAAGAGCTTTTTGGATGAATTAGCACCTTATTTGCTGTCAGTTGGTATTGCATTAGGTATTTGGTCTGATCATGATGTAAATAGCGAAGGAGACGATAAATAATGGGTTACACTGTAGATATTTCAAAATGGAACGGTAATATTAATTGGCCTGTAGCAAAGCAATACTTAGATTTTGTTATTGCTCGTGTACAAGATGGTTCGAATTATGTAGATCCTTTATACAAAGGTTATGTACAAGCTATGAAGCAACATGGTGTCCCTTTTGGTAACTATGCATTCTGTCGTTTTGTTTCTGAAAATGATGCACGTATAGAAGCTCGTGACTTCTGGAACCGTGGAGATAAGAGCGCAACAGTCTGGGTGGCTGATGTAGAAGTAAAAACAATGGATGATATGAGAGCAGGGACACAAGCGTTTATCGATGAATTGCGCCGATTAGGAGCTAAAAAAGTAGGTTTATATGTTGGGCATCACACGTATGTATCGTTTGGAGCGCGTAATATTGATGCTGATTTTGTATGGATTCCTCGTTATGGAGGGAATAAGCCGGCGTATCCGTGTGATATTTGGCAATATACTGAAACAGGAAATGTTCCTGGTATCGGCAAATGTGATTTGAATGAATTAATTGGAAGTAAACCTTTATCTTGGTTTACAGAAAAAGAACGACCAGAACAAGCAGTTTCAAATGTTGGCTATCAATACGTTAAATCTGGTGGTTTTGGTATTTCATTGGTTCAGGAAGTCGTAAATGCTATGAATGAGCGTGGAACTAAAGGGAAGGTTGTCTCTGATCCATTAACTGGTTTAGCTTACTTACAAACTGAAGTACTTCCTAATGGCGAGCTTGATAAGATTACAGCTTGGATGGATGAAAGAAACTGGTGGTACGAGTACATTAAAAAATAAAACAAAAGAATAGTTTGATTAACAAAATAAGAGCCGTCCTGTTGGACGGCTTTTTTTATTTGTCTTCATTTTCTTCTTCGATCCAAATATCTTCTACACGCATGTTAAGTGCTTTTGCAATACGCATAGCAACTCGAAGTGTCGGCTCACTTTTCCCTCTAACAATCATACTTAATGTTTGATCTGTTATGTTGGCTCGCTTAGCTAATGCAGATTGTTTAATCATTTTATCGGCTAAAATTACTTTCAATTTACAATCCATAAAACTCCTCCTCTTTAAAGCGCTCAATTAAATTTTTGAAAAAACTTTTGATTTTTTTATTGTAGGACAAACAAGTTTGAATAGGTTGTGACATATACCTATACCAAAGCAGCTACAAAGGTAAGGGAACAGGCGTAGCCACAATAAAATAGAAATTCGCTACAAAAGTAGAAACCATGGTAAGCAAATAGAGTCTACCAAAGTAATTACCGATGTACCTATCAAGGTTCGATTACCACGGTTTTGATTCCTGCAACATAATAATAGCGGGTTTTCTAATTTTGTTTATAAAGGAGAGAGGGAAATGGAAAATGGATACGAGGTTATCGGAAATAAAATAAAGTTTTATTTAAATCAAGATCTAACAAAGGGGTGGAATCAAATTCCGAAGCCTAAGTTTAGAAACATGCAAGAAATAAATGAATGGTGTGGAAGTTCTGCTAATGAGATAGTTTGTCAATGGGATGCACTAAATCAAAATGCAATGAGTACATCGGAAACAACGGATTTTTTATATAGGTGGATGAGTTGGTATGT